TGCCCACGGTTACTTCGGTCGCCTGATCTTCCAATACGCCTCCTTCAACAACAGCCGCAGCCTGCACTTCTTCCTGGCTGCCTGGCCCGTGGTTGGCATTTGGTTTGCTGCTCTGGGCGTTTCGACCATGGCTTTCAATCTTAATGGTTTCAACTTTAACCAAAGCCTGGTCAGCTCTGAAGGGCGAGTGATTAACACCTGGGCTGATATCCTTAATCGAGCTGGTCTTGGGTTTGAAGTAATGCACGAGCGTAATGCTCACAACTTCCCCCTTGATTTGGCTACACACAAAACTCCTATCATCGGTTAACAATGACCTATTCCGGCGCCACTACATTCAACGTCCCTAACAATCGGCATGTGGAAAATGTTGAGCCACTCGGTGTTCCTACCGTAGCTCGTCAACTCACTGCAAGCGCGACATCTGCTAATACAGCACTGACTGCCAACATCTCCCGTATCAGCATTCGTGCTAGGGGTTGCGATATTTGCTATGTAGTTGGTGTTGGTACTCAAACTGCTAACGCTTCGACCAGCCATTTCATCGCAAACGGTGAGCGGCTTGATATTGCCGTACCGTTTGGTGCAAACATTGCTGTCATTCGTGAGTCTGGAGCCACGGTGAATGGCTCATTGGCCGTTACTGAGCTTACCTGATCATGAGACTAGCTGGAACCAAGCTGGCGGCAAATCACCAATATCGAGGGTTTGGTGACCAGCTTTATGATCTATCAGGGCAACGTCCCAGCCTTGACCTTAACTTCGCAAACAGTAAGTCCCTAGTCGATGCCACTACCGGGCAGAACCTCGTCACCTTCACCCGCGCAAGCACCGGCACCTACGTCGATGGCAACGGTGTGCTGCAATCAGCCGCCACCAACGTGCCCCGCTTCGATCACAACCCAACGACGGGTGAGAGCCTTGGGCTGTTGGTGGAGGAGGCGAGGACGAACCTGCATCTGCAGAGCGAAAACTTAAGCGGCTATGTGTTTACTGCTTCTGGCGCCGGAGATATCCTTACTAATTTATACGGGACAGGCGCTGATGGTTTGGCTAACAAAACGCTGCGCGCGCAAACGGGAGCCGTCGCGAGAGTGCTCCGCTGGGTAAGTAGCGACTGCGGGATTGATGCTATTTCTACGCAATACTGCATATCTTTCTTTTATAGAGGCTCTTTGCCACAGGGGGTAAGCGCGAGGGCGGGCGCGAGTGTGGCGCCAGTTGTTATATCCCCACCAGTAGGCACCTTAATGGGAAGGGCATACGCAGTAATTACCTCCGGGACTAACGGCACAGCATTTCTAGACTTCACCACGTATGCCAACGCCGATGGCGAGCTGTGGGGAGTTCAGGTTGAGAAAAACGCATCCTTCCACACTTCCTACATCCCCACCACCACAGCCACCGCCACGCGCAGCGCGGATGTGGCGAGCATTAGTGGGAGCAACTTCAGTGGTTGGTATCGGCAGAATGAGGGGACGATGTTTTGCAGCAGTGCAGTTACTTACACTGTACCTGGATCGCTCTTCCCAGTTGTTGCGTCGATAAACGACGGCACTACAAACAATAGGATTGAGAACGGCTTCTTAACATCAAGTCTTGCGGCATTTGAAGTCACTGCCACTAACGTAATGCAGGCTGCTATCTACCCAACTGTGCCCGGCGATGTGTCAGCTAGGAGGCTGGTCGGCGCTTATGCAGCCGGCAACTTTGCCGCAACCGTAAATGGAAGCTCCGTTGGCACTGCAGTTACTGGCACGATCCCAACCGTGGATCGTTTAAGGATTGGCGATCGGATTATAGGGAGTGGTGTCAACGTTTTAAACGGCACCATCAAGCGCCTCACCTACTGGCCCACCCGCCTCAGCAACACCACCCTCCAGCAGATCACCCAGCCATGACGCACTACATACGTTTCCCCGACGAAGCCACCGGCCTTGCCGCCCTAGAGACCGCTGACCTGCTCACCGAGGATGGCGAGTACATCACCGCCAGCCACAACCACGCCCTCGATGTAATCGGCATCATCACCCGTGGCGGCGAATGGGACCCCGAGACCGGCGAGCAGCTGGTGGCACCCGAGACGCTGCCCGGCTGGCATGTCAACTACATCGGCGATCTACCTGATGGGTGGACTGACTATGTAGTTGAACCTGCAGCGCCGGTGAGGGTGTGGGCGTAAGAATCGCTTTGAATTGGGGCACCTCAGAGTCGGACCCCTTTTCTTTTGACTGAGGCCGGTTACGACCGACACCCTTAGTCATGACAGTCGGAGAGACGACACAAAAACGGACAACATAAATTCTAAGCGCTTAGAGAGACAACAACACAACAACACTCTCTCTCTTAACTATTGTGGCTAACAGCATTGTAACTTCAGTCGGCACTATTAACAATACTAGTGCGACTCCCCTTGCCCTTGGTACGGCTTATGATACCAAGTACGCAACTTATCTTAAACTGTTCTCTGGCGAGATGTTCAAAGCCTATGAAGGGGCTACGATCGCCAAAGGCACTGTGCAGAGCCGTACCCTGAAGAATGGTAAGGCTATGCAGTTCATCTTCACGGGGCGTATGGAGGCGGCTTATCATGAGCCCGGTACTCCTATCCTCGGTAGTGGTGATCCTCCGGTGGCCGAGAAGACCATCGTGTGTGATGACCTTCTGATCTCCAGTGCATTCGTGTATGATCTGGATGAGACTCTTGCTCATTACTCCCTGCGTTCGGAGATCGCCAAGAAAATTGGCTACGCTCTGGCCGAAGCATACGACAAAAAGATCTTCCGTCAGATCGCTAAAGCTGCTCGTGAAGCTCACCCCATCACTGCTGCCCCTGGCCCTGAGCCCGGCGGTTCGGTGATCCAACTTGGTGCTAACAAAGAGTATGATGCTCAGGCACTGGTTGATGCTTTCTTCGAAGCTGCTTCCATCATGGATGAGAAGAACCTGCCCAAGATGGGCCGCACTGCCGTCCTTAGCCCCCGCCAATACTATGCATTGGTGTCGCAAGTGGACAGCAACATCCTGAACCGTGACTACGGTAACAACCAGGGTAACCTGAACTCCGGTGAAGGTCTCTATGAGATCGCCGGTATCAGCATCAAGCGTTCCAACAACCTGCCTTTCCTGGCTGGTAGCATCTCTTCCGTCAACGGTGAGAACAACAACTACTCCGGCAACTTCAGCACCCACTGTGGTCTGATCTACTACAAGGATGCTGCTGGTGTGGTGGAAGCTATCGCTCCCTCCGTGCAGACCACCTCTGGTGATGTCTCCGTGATGTATCAAGGTGACCTGATCGTTGGTCGTCTGGCTATGGGCTGCGGTACTCTGAACCCCGCTGCTGCTATTGAGCTGCAGTCGGCTCGCTCCTGATAAAGGGAGAGAGTAAATGGGATTCGCAGTTGTTGATGGTGTAGGCGTCACTACAAGTGAAACCGCTTACATGCGTCCCCCTATTGAGCCTGGTCGTGAGGGTGGTGTCGTTGTCACGGTAACTCGCCTCACTCCTGGTACTGGTCAAGTGGCTGGTACCAAAGCCACCACTGATGACAACGTCAACGGTACTGGCTGTACTCTTACTACCACTGTAACTAGTGGTGGTGTGACCGGTCAGACTGTTGCTACTGGCGGTGATGGCTATCGCGTTGGTGATGTGCTGGCAGTTGCTGGTACCACTAGTGCAACCTTCCGTGTTGACACTGTTTCTTATACCAACTGAGGTAACACCTAAATGGCTAATCTTTCTACTGCTGCTGGTGGCAATGGTGTGGCTGGCAACGTAAACTTTGCTACCCGCACTGTCACTGGTGCTTATGCTTCTACTTACGCTGATAACGGTAACCTGGCTGTCTCTGACAACCATGCTGTTCGTCGTTCTGTGTCTCGTACACACGGCGGTGCTACCGCTTCTGGCGTATTCTCGGAGACTCAATGTCTTCGTACCGCTTACGTTGGTGTTGAGGCCGATTCTCCGGCACTTGATGCCAGCCGTACTGCTGTCTAATTAGTTTTATTTGGGGATCCTTTAACCGGGATCCCTTTTTTTTAATTTCCTTATAACGTCATTGTTATGCCGTATACCAATAACGCTCAGGCTGAGCTACAAGCTGTTAATGAAATTCTGGCGTCTATTGGTCAGGCGCCTGTTACCACCATCGAGGCACAGACCATCACGTATGAAGATGGATCTATTGTCGAAGCTGTAATCAACCCGGAAGTTGCAATTGCTTATGAAACCTTAATGCAGGTTTCGCGGGAGGTGCAGGCAGAGGGGTGGGCATTTAACCGAGAGGTTGAGTATCCACTTACTCCTGATACTAATGGCTATCTAACCCTGACGGGTAGTATGCTGCAAATTGATCTTAGTGATACCATTGCTAACAGTGACTACGATACTGTTGTTAGGAACGGGAGACTCTATGATAAGATCACCCACACTGATGTATGGGATACTACCAAGACATACGAAACGGATGTAGTTTGGTACTATGACTTCATTGATATTCCTCAGGTCTTCCGTGACTATATTACATCACGAGCTGCAACACGTTGTGCTATTCGTCTTGTTGGTGATGTCAACTTGACTCAAGCACTAGCTTCGTTTGAAACATGGCGTAGGGCTAACTGTCTTGAGTATGAATGTAATGAAGGAGATTACACCATGTTTGGTTTCAAGCAGGGTGATGGCTTCTACAATAGCTACAAACCATTTAGGGCACTTGCACGATGACAGCAATCTCTCAACGTATACCTAATTTCATTGGTGGTGTTTCCCAACAAGCTGATGAGAAGATGCTGTTGGGTCAAGTTAAGGATGCATTAAATTGCTATCCTGATATTACTCTTGGTATGCTCAAGAGACCTGGGGGTAAGTTCCTCGGTAAGTTAGCGAGTCAGGCTGCTAACTCGGCTGACTCAGCTGCATGGTTTAGTATGTTCAGAGATAACCAAGAGAAGTACATTGCCACTGTGTCTTCTGCTGGTGTCATTAAGGTGTGGGACCTACTGACTGGATTAGCTGGTACTGTGTCTTATCCAGTTGGTAAGCAAGCATCTATCGAGAGTTACCTGACTGCTACTGATTACCGTAGTATCAAAACTATCACCATTAACGACTTCACCTATGTAGTCAATAGTGAGAAGACAGTAACTGCTAAGACCGCACCAACGTGGAATGCTAAGCGTCAAGCTACTATTGTTGTCACTGGTGTTGAACACGCTACTGTGTACAGTGTCACCATTAACGGTACTGTCTTTAACTACACCACACCATCCGCTGGTGGTGGTAACTTGCGTATTGGTGATGTCATGTCTGGTATCTTCGCTGCTATTACCAGTGGCTTTGCTACCAAGACCATCATTGATAATACCATCTACTTGACCTTCAGTACTGCTAGTAATGTATCTGGTAGTGCAGGTGTAACAGGTAAGGATCTACGTGTCTTCCAGGACTCCGTAGATACCTTTGCACGGCTTCCTGAGCAAGCTGTTCAGGGACAAGTAGTTAAGATCAACAATACATCAGCTGATAAAGATGACTTCTACCTTCGGTTTGTCGCTGATGATGGTGTCAATGGTAAGGGTTATTGGGAAGAGACTGTTGCTCCTAATGTGAGCACTGGCATCAACGAGGCTACCATGCCTATTGCATTGATCCGTACCAGCACCAGCCCACTGGCATTTACTGCTACATTCCTGGATGGTTCTGTTACTGTCAATAGTCTGCCTCTTTCTTGGGAACCACGTCTTGTTGGTGATGATGAATCCAATAGTCACCCTACCTTTGTTAATAACACCATTCAGGATGTCTTCCTATTTAACAATAGGCTTGGCTTCCTGACCGAAGATAATGTCTCCATGTCTCAAGCTGGTGACTACTATAACTTCTACCACAAGTCAGCTGCTACACTGACTGCTTCTGATCCTATTGACATTAGCTGTGCTAGTATTAAGCCAGCTACTATCCGATCAGTTGTACCTAATACACAGGGTCTTCTGTTGTTCAGTGATAGCCAACAGTTCCTAATGGAAGCTGAGAATGGTGCATGGACACCTTCCAACTGTACCATCAGGACTATTGCTAACTACGAATGTGATCGATACATCAAACCTGTTGATCTAGGTTCCACTGTACTGTATGTCAGTCGTAACCAGAGCTGGGCTAGAGCATTTGAGATCTTCACTAGGGGTCAGCAGGAATCACCTACTGTAACTGAAACAACGAAGATCGTACCAGAGTGGATGCCACAAGGCATTACCGATGCAGTCGGAAGCACTCAGAATGGCCTCTGGGCGGCCTCTGGACGTGCCTCTAAGTACATGTACCTCCATCGGTACTATGAACAGGGAGAAGAGCGTGCTATGGCCTCCTGGGTGCGTTGGTTGCTGCCATCCAATGTGATCCATACAGCCATTCAAAGTGACATCCTGTATGTACTTACAAGTGGCACGGAGGGTTATACTGTTACTCAACATAAGCTAGTACTTGCACCCAGTACTGGTGGCCTTGTTAACAGCCTTGGGAACACAGTTGATCCATACCTGGATTCATGGTGTGAAGTAACTGATGCCGCTGTGGTATCACCTGCTCCCCCAACTGCTCCCACCTATGATACCAATACAAGCCTTACCAAGGTATACCTGCCCACTTATTTCAACACCACTAAAACTATTCGGTTTGTTGTGGGTCTAGTTAAGGTTGGTAGTCCTGGTACACAATCTGGTTATACTAATGTAGCAGTACTAGCGACTGATGGTGGTGGTACTTACTTTACCATTCCTGGTAATGTTACTGGTAACTACATCTACGTTGGTTATGAGTATCAAATGGAACTAACACTTCCAAGGTACTACTACTCTATGGGTCAACAGGGTGTTGACTTTACTGCTACTACGACTACATCACGCATGGCATTCTATACTGGTCTTGGTGGTGAGGTTTACTTCAGCATTAGGGACCGTAGCAGGCCTGAATGGTTTAGTGTTGGTGGTTCTAGGATTGCTGATTTCTACCAAGCTGGTACATCCCCATTTAGCGACTCCTTTATCTATAAAGTGCCTATTTATCAAAGGCCAGATAACTATACAATGAAAGTAACATCTAATACTCCGTTCCCTGTTAGTCTTGTGTCTATGCAATGGGAAGGACAATACTTGCCTGGTTTCTATAGGAGGGCTTAATTATGATAATTGATCCCGTTAGTCTTGGTATCTCAGCTTTTACATCCATCCTTGGTGGACTGGGTGGACAGGCAGAAGCAGATGCACAGAACAGAGCACAAGAGGCTCAGTATAAGCAGAACATGCAAGCATGGAGGTACGGTAAGAAACGTATCCGTGCTGACTACCAACAAGAAAGGAAGCAGTGGCGTCTCAACAAACGTAATGAAGAGACTCTAGCTGCTTGGAAGGATAGCACCAACCTACAGGATTGGCAGTATAACCTAAAGATTCAAGACTTTGAATATGCTTCTCAAATGAAGCAGTTTGCTAAGTCTGAACAGATCTTCAAGCAGCAACTTACCTTCAACCAGATGGCACAAGCTGCCGCTAATGAAGCTGAGTACCGTAAGCTTGAGGATACAACTAAGGAGCTAGCATTCCAGAACCAAGATCTTGTCATTAAAGCCCTCCAAAGTGAAGGTGTCACTGCTGTCAAAGGTCAACAAGGTCGTAGTGCTGAGAAGGCTGAGCAAGCTGAGTTTGCTTCACTTGGTCGTAACCAGGCTATCCTGGCTGAATCACTGCTGAGTGCTAGGGCAGACACTGATGCTGCACTGCGTAAGATTGCAACTGATAAGTATGGTGCAGACATTTCAGCACAAGCAGCCCGTATGCTTAAACCTGATCGTCTTCCCCAACCTCCCAAACCACTTACTACCCCTCGTGCTGAGTTCCTCAAACCACGTAAACCTAAAGAGTTTGATCTTGGTGTACGTCCAACCAAAGGTGTCATGGCATCTTCTGCTGGTGCATGGATGGGAGCTGCTAGTAACCTTGCAACAGGTATTGCTGGGGCAGCAACAAGTGGTAGTAAGTACAATTTTGGTATAAGTAGATCTGCCCCACAAAGAGCAAAAAGTGCCACTTAGGGACTACAATTAAAACAACATGGATCAAGTAAGTTACAGAGGGTACGCCCGGAGTATAGGTTTCGATCCTATTAAGGCACCAACGGAAGGTCTTGCTCGAATGCAAGAACGCGACAACCGTATCATACGTGGTATGGAGGAAAACCGTAGGGAGACCAAACAGGTACGAGACGAATATGGTGCTGGACTTGAACGTAAGCTCAGCCTAGAACAACGAGATCGTGATCAAAACTATGCGTGGGAAACCAAGCTTGCTGAGAATCGTCAGAAGTCTATTGGTGTAAACGCACAGACCATTATTCAAAGTGAGCTGCAACGCGGTAAGAATGCAGCTGCTACATTTGAAGGACTTGCTAAGTTCAGTACTACCATTTCCAACACCTTGACTGAGTATAAAAAGGCTCAGGAAGAGAGTGATATGATGGCTGGTTACATGGAGGTAGCATCTGGTGCTATCACTCCCCAGCGTCAACAGTCCATCAATAACCGTGAGACCCTCCTAAAACAGGCTGGTGAAGCTCAGGATCAGATTGCAGAAGGTATGCAGTCCAGGGGGCTTGACCCAGAAGTTGTTACCAACTTGTTGAGTGGTAATAAGGCACGAGACTACGGTCGCCTTAAAGCTCACATGGAGATGATTACTTCTGAGTTTCCTGGTTATGCTCAATCCAAGTTGGATGAGATGGGAGCTATTACTGCAGCTGATAGAACTGCAGCTATGCAGGGTATCTTCGGTGACTTCCTTAAAGAGAATGGTGTCTTTGGCCTTAGTGCTGATTTCATGGCACCAGCT